ATGTAACTACCAACAGTGTACGGTTTACACCATATGACTTTATCAAAATCATGGAACACACCCATTGATGCAGTGCCGAAAACACCTAGTTCAGAATATAATTGATGCAGAGAATTGTAAGTGTTTGATGCAGAGAATACTTTGTACATGATGGTCTGAACTTCATGCAACCACAGCTTCACACTATTGACATCATCCAGTTTCTTGTCACCAGTACCTAATCTGAACCACGGTCTTGCAGGTGATGTAATACCTGACATCATACCTGATGCTAATGTACGTGATGATAATCGACTGGTGTTATTAATCTGTTTCGTGTTGCGCTTGAAACCTTTGTTACGATCAGATGTCAGGAATCGACCCCGGTGTGCCAGGTGATAATCTGAACACTCACGCCATAACGGAACGAAAGACGACCGTTCAGATCGTAATGCTTCAAGTCGTTTGTTGTAACTTTTAATTGTTGGCATTATGCACCTTCTACGTGTCCTTGCATCTTAATCTTTAAAGACGTAACTAATTGCGGGTCTTGTACTAAAAATTCTATAAAGTCACCTTGAGCTGGGTCAAGTTTAATTATAACGCCTATTCTGTTAAATGACCCACGACCGTTTGTACCATGTGCTCCACCACCTGCTTTATCGGTGTACTCTACATCAAACATATCTACTTTGATATCTGAATTATTTTTCCAATTCGTGAAAGTCCCGTATTGTCCGTTGATGTTCGCACGAAGTACAATTCCATTTAGCAAAGCTGCTTCACCACCGAACTTCGAATCATCAGCTGTAGTGTTGTGAATCATTGAAAATAATAATCTTTCAATGTGTTCAACGAAACCATTGTGAGGTCTGTACCTATAAACAACAGGTGTAGTTAATGTAGCACCCGCTGAACCTGTGACCATATTGACCACAGCAACAGAAACATCTTCTCCATTTGCATAACTGAAATCTACTGGATGATCGAAGGTGACTATGCCACCGGGGATATCTTGAATAGTAACTTGAGGATGGATAGGTTCTTTAGTATTACCGACAGGACCCATATGAACATAAGCACCGACGACAAACCCAGTTGCGTCAGCTACTTGCATCTGTGTATCACCTGCAGTAACTGCTGCTGCTAATGTAGTAGCTGACGCATGTCTGTGTACATAATCATTAACTGGGATTGTGTGGACATCTGCTACATGGATATCAATTGCACCACCTAATGAACCAATAGGATTACCTTCTGAGTCATGTAAAGCTACAGGTACCGGTTCAGTCTCACTGACAATCAATGATGATTCGTCAGTCATTGCCAACGCCCACACATTTGTATCAATTGAATTCAATTGAAGTGGTGCGTCTTTACCTTCAAGCAAATGAAACACAGTGTTAGTTACAGCAGGTTTTGCTTCACTTAGTGTAATACGAACAGCATCACGAAGTGCTTGAAGCACCATTGGATTCAACGCAGTGTTAACCTGCACATACTGAGTCGTATCAAGATTAACTGAAACAGTTGGCATTTTACTGACCTAACAATGTTGCTTGTGTCGTTGCACCACCGTTCTGTACACCACGCGATCCTGTCAATATTGTACTTCGTTCTGATCCACCTGTTGCTGCACGTCGTCGCCTAGCGTCAGCACCTGCACCATCTGCTGTTCCTACCGCTGGTGCAACTGGTGACTCAGGTACTCTTGGTGGTGGTGTAGGTGCTGATGGTGATCCTCCACACATAACGATATCCTCATTGTTTATTTATATGAATGGTAGCATATTACATGTATTCACTGCTATCAAGTTGTGAAAGCGGATCATAATCACCTGTACTCTGATCACGTGCACCAATTGCAGCATCAAGTTGACCACGTGGTGATTCTCGTTTCGGTACATGTTGTGCGAATGTTAGATACAATTGATCAGACCAATCAGGTGATACGTGAATGCGTTTCTTCATAGAAGGTTTGTCTTCAAGAACTAATCGATCTTTCTTATCATGCCAATAATCACGTGATGTCAGTTCTTCTTCAAGCTGTGGATCATCAACAATTGCACCACCGTCCATTAACCATTGACGACATCGTGCACCCATCTCTGCTGTTTTATTTGAATAATGAACTTCATCGTCAGCTTTCCAACCGAAACCAATACCAATGACGTGATAACCAAGCTGCACAAGTCTATCGATCATTGGTCCACCGATACCTGTTTCATCCATGAACGTGACATCAGGTTTATGTCGATCCAGTATCATTGTGATCTTGCTGATAACCTTCATACTGTTACGTGATTTCTCACCAGGTATTCTGTATGTCTTCTCAGACTTAGCATCTTTACCACGTCTGAATCCAATCATGCAGTTGTCATCACCACCTCTCGCAATATCAATACCACAGATCAAAGGATCATCACCCATGTATAAACCTGAACCACGCTTCTGTGCTTCATAGACGACATCTGATGGAATGAACTGAGTGTCACCTGCACGTGGGAATCGTCCAAGCACACGAACTCTGAAGAAGTCAGAATCTTCACCCCAGTCATTCTTCCACTGGTTAATCAGTTTCTTGTTTGTCATCTTAGCAGTGCGACTGTCAATCTGACGTGTCACCCATCGATGTTTCGCCCGGTTGAAGCACTCACGGAATTTACCAGTGTTACGTGTTGGATTACCGAACACAAAGAACATCGGCTCACCATCAGTCAACCCACCTTCAGCAACTTCCCAGATCTTGTCAGGTACAGCTGATGCTTCATCAAATATGTAGAACGGTGTTGAACTGGCTGAGTGTAATCCTGCGAATGCTTCAGAGTTTTCTTCACGACAGGTCTGAGCATCAACACGCCATGATTCAGGCCAGCTGTGATGATACAGCGACATTGAACCACGACCGTTGTTGTATTCAAACCAGTGACCAACAATGCAACGTGAACGCCATTTACCGAGCTCACCCCAGGTCTTAGTTCTTAATTGATCAGATGTATTTGCTGTCACGATTCCTTTAGCATAAGGACGTGTAGACATGATGAAGAGTATCAACCATGACGTGAGTGCAGATTTACCGATACCGTGACCTGATGCAGTGGCTTCACGAATAGGATCAACCGGTGTAATACCATCGAACCCACGTTCAGCAATCTGCTTACCGATATCAATCAGTGTGTCACGTTGCCAATCATCAGGACCTTCAAATCCCTCAAGCTCACCGTATCCCCAGTCGAACGCCCACATGACCCATCCATACGGATCAGCATAGAATTTTGAACATTCATCAGCTAGGAGTAAATCGATTTGTCCAACGGCATATTCACCACTGGCAGTCATTGCAGATTTGGTTGTTGCCACACGATCACCATGTAGTTAGAAATTGAAACCCTGCTAAGTGTGCAACTGTGGTGACGGACAATTGTTATTCACACTCAACAGGGTGAGCCTACAATGTATCACAATTGATTAAAAGAATGAAACCTCATCATCATCTGGTTCACCACCATTGGCACGCTTACGACCTCGCTGCAATCGTTCCATGATGTCTTTATCACTGTTGACCTCAATCTTCTCAGCAGCGAACGCATCCACCATCTTATGTTTAGCACACAAACCCAGAGCCGTGTTACTGGCTGAAATGTTTCCCTGCTGCCTGGCAATCATGTGATTATCCACCGCTTCCATCAACACCCACTCAGCATCTATATGACTGGCATCAAGTCGTGATGCAAGAATTTTATCAATGGCTACAGCTATCGATTCTTTCTTGATCAGAGAATAACCAGTATCAGCAGCATACCCAGACGCTTCAGCCGCACGTCGTGCAGCAAAGTCCTTGCAATACTCAATGACAAAGTTCGCCTCTTTAGGATGCAACCCGGTCAACTCAGTAACTGTTATTTTCTGCGGCATAGTATCACCATGATTAATATTAACTACAGTGTAGCACAGTCAAATGAAGCAGTGAAACAGTGTCATATTCATAGGTTCCACGACATGTTCCACACCAACACCAGAAATGTTTTTACCTGTTACGTGATGCAAAGCAGACTGTCGCTCAGAATGTTTTTACCCCTAAAATCACCACTGCTAACCTGCTGACCGCCAACCTTGTTTCAAGTCCAAACCTCTTTATGAAAATGTTTGTTCACCGAGCCTTTCAACCTTCGAAACAGGTTGACGGTCGGCAGTGGTAAGTCATTGATTTTAAAAGGGTCGAAAAAACACCATTATTTAACTTGTTTAAAATCATATAGTTACCACTGCTAACCTCTAAATATAAGGAAAAGCTAATATCAATGAAATCATAGACTTACCACTGCCAACCTCACCGCCAACCTGAAACAGGTTAGCAGTGCCTCATTTTACCCTTATAAATCAACAAGTTACAGAGCAACTGTCGCACAGCGTCACAGTCTGCTGTACACTTTTTAACCAAATACCAACAATCTCAGCAACAATGACGCGATTTGAATCAACACCAGAAATGTTTTTATGAATAACCCTACAGAAAAAGGTAGTACTGCCAACCTCACTGCCAACCTGTAAAACAATCAAGATCACAATGACGCTCAGAATGTTTTTACAATAAAACTTGACGTGTGTGTAACAATGTGTAACACTCCTTACATACATTAAATAAACGGTGATTGAGATGACTAAATTTATAAAAGATATGATATCTATTGTATTAATTATAATAGGTATCGGTATATTAAAAGATTTCGGTAACCTTGATATGCACGATGTTTTCGCATCCGTATTAATTATGATAGGTTCATACATCTCATGAATATAACACCACACCAACTGAAACAACTGGCACTGCATCTGGGTTTAGCTGAAGTAACTATCAGAGGTGACAAGGTTATGTATCACAAGCCCGGTTACGAGTTCCACCGGTTGTATCACCCCATCAGCAGTGCTGAACAGTCTCAGGACATCCAGGAGCGTCTGAATATTTCTGTCAGGTCCACTCACACTAATAGCTGG